CATCGTTAAAGCAGGGTCTATGACGAGGATTGATCCGCAACCTCGTATAGGCTCTTGTCCGGCTGCGACTAAAGCTGGGTTGAGAACTTTTCCGAGCCAGTTTGCACGTTCCATAGTAAGACCGGCTTCCTTTGAAATCTCATATAGTTGATTGGGAGTGGCTGCCGAAAGCATTGGTTGTCCGTTGTCAAAAACAGCCTGTATATTTTGAATAGTAAGGTACACGTCAGGACAACTAGCAGGTTTAATTGTTGGACGAGCATATACGAGGATTTTTTGGGGAATATTGGTGAAATTACAAACCGCAGAGGAAACGGAATTGAGAACTTGAGCAGGCTCAACTGTTCCTTGTGAAATCGTGTTTTGGTATTGTATGTAGTCATTATAGTGATATATAGACTGGCGCGGAATTTCCTCAATCATATCAGGATAAGCGGTTAAATAAATACAATTTAAAGTTGCGGAGGTTCCGTAATCAACAGTTGGAGGGGAATTAGCAACAAGGGTAAGACCTGCCGGTGTGACATAATTAAACATTGAGTCGAATAGAGAAGAAACAGGGCTATAAGTGAGATTCAAAATTTCACCGTTTATAGCGTAGAGAGCTTCGCTGTTCTGGTCGCCGATGTTATTCCAAGGAGAAATTACGGGTTCGTAAATTTTAACGACAATGGTTACAGTTCCTGTACTATTTGCGGGAATGCTATTTCCAGAAACGGTATAGTTTAGGGTTCGTGGTTTAAATGAACCATTACCTTGAGGAACATCAGTATAAGCTCCTAGAGGGGTTAAAGCAGTCCCACTAGCATTTGTAAAATTATCAATACAATCAGGCTGTGTATTATCGTAAAAATTTGCGTTTTCACTAAGAATATTAAGACGAGCAATGGAATCTAGAATCTGGCTCGTTTGTAAGGTGTATGTCGCTTGGTTGATCTTATGTTGGCAACTTGCCACTGTCCTGTTCCAGCCGAACTGGCGGTACCCAAAATTATCAGCCGTAATTGCGTTAATTGCAGAGCCAGTGCTATTTGCTAGAGTAATAGTAGCGGTAGCGGTTAATGAAATATTAAGACGACTGTCGCGTGCTACGAATTGGGCTATATTATTGAGATTAAAATTTGTCAGTTGGTTGTTATGACTTGACGAACTGAGAGGAACATAAGCCACGTTTTGAGCACCTTCTTCAACTACATATTTAATAGTTGCATTAGAGTGAGCTCCAAGACGTGTGTCTACAATACGAGCAAAATGTTGCATAGCCATTTTTTGAAAAAAAAAAAAGTTTTTAATTATTATATTTAATAAAGAAAAAAAATTTATAAAAAATTATTTTAATTATTTATAAACATTTTAAAATTCTATAGAGGGTTTAAAATTACGATTAGAGGTTTTTTTTCCGTAGGGCATAGGTTCGTTTCGTTGGTTTTTAATATCTTCTATAACATCTTGTCTAGATGATGATCTGACATTATATGTAATGCCACGAGGTAGAACTTGAGATCCCATTTGTGTTAGATTGTTATAAACTGTTTTTTTAATAAACATAATTTTCATAGTTGCTTGAGTTCCCTTAACTAGTAATAAAGGATAAAAATTGCCTAGTTGGTCGACCCATTGTATTCCTATATTTATAGTATATAGAGGATTCAAATCCCTAAATTGGAATACACGATACAATGATGTAGCGTTATATATAAAAACCTTTGAACCTACGCCTGCTTCTGTTCCTCCACTTAAATCTGGAACAAAATCTGTGAGAACATTTACAAATTGGTTATTTTGTAATGATGCTGGGGCATTTACGAAAAACACCTCGCTCACGACATTCATTGTTGAAGTAATAACAATGTTTTTTAAAGGGCTTAAATATGCTAATGAAATGAACTCTTGGGTCAAGACTATATATTCAGTAGATGCGACTGTCTGTAAATTTAACCCGTTCTGGTTTTTTATAATAAAATAATTGTCAGCTCCAGTAGCACTACCAACCGACACTTCATTGAAAACAAGACCGTTAAAATACTGACTCGTGGGACTATTAAAAAATAATTTGATAGGAGTCGGGAGAGATAAATCAAAAAAAGCCTTATCTGCATATAATTTTATTAATTCGCTTTGCGCGTCATAGAAGAAAAAAGGACATTTTGCTGAGGCTATTGCTGGATTGTTTGCTTGTAAATCGGCGAAGCCGACTTGTAATGCGGTATTATATATATCTAGGAGCCACGAGTAGCTATAAAGAAAATAATAATATGTTGAAAAATCCTGAAGCGCTGACGGATATTTTGGGAGGATTGAGTCTTCTATTTGAGGTTTATATATATGAAAGCTCTGGATGCCTGTATAGCTTCCATAAGTAAAAGTGAAAGAGCCTATTCCTTTATTAATGTCTTGTGCATTGACGATTGGTGTTTGAACTATAAAAGAAATTAAAGGAGTTGCGAAACAAGGTACACTGAAACGAATCACACTCCCATAATACTGATCCGGATTTTCTAAAACGGGCATGTTATTGTTCGCGGTAATTTGTGCGTTTGTTGGTAGAGCATTTACACCGTATATTTTTCCGGATGTTGTCGGATTCTCACTTTCTATAGTAATATTATAATAAATAACATCAGCCATGCTTTATTTTTTTTTAATTATTATAATATATTAATATTTTTTTTATAATTTTTTTAATTTTTTTAAACAATAATTCGCAACGACAACGTCCGGTATTTTACCATTAAAAAAATGTTTTCTATAGTATGCATTATCCATATAATAATGATGCAACCTATGAGTCACAAAGCATCCACAGGTCATTGTTCCTTTGTTTTGTAATTTCCTATTATTATATTTCACATTTTCGTGTTTTAATATTTCGTGTAATCGTTGAGACTTTTCATTGTATTCTTTTCGTTGTCGTGGTGTTAAGTTGTCTATTTGATAGTCTGGCGCGTTTCCATAACTATCAAAAAAATTTATTCCTATATGATTTTTAAATAAACAAACCCAATGCCCCTCGCATTTTGATTTTAATAAATAAAGAATTATAACGGCTTTATATTTTCCAAATAACTCATCAACATTTTTAATTTTGTTTAATTTATCGTAAGTAATTAATTTTACATTAGGGTTCAAAAATTCCATTTCAAACCCATTTAAAGGGTAAATTAACATATTAGTTCTATTCATTTTATTATAATAGAATGATATATTTATCCGCAATTATACATTTAGGAATTTTTTTTTTAATACATACATATTGCGATTTTATATTGTTTATAGTATTTATAGCCTTTTTATTCAAATTTAATTTTTTCTCGTATAAATAGTCATACGAATTTTTTGCGCATCTGCGAGGAAATGTAAAAACGTGGGTTGCTTCATATAGTAGATTTCGTGTTGCGTGGTAATCGGATGGTTGGTGGTGTGTATAAGCACAATATATACCATAAGACCTGCCGTTTCTTATAATTTCATTTAATAACCTGTCTATTTCTTTAGTGACTTTTTTGTTTGGAAAGTCTTCACAATCGTCAAAAATTGTTAATGATGGCTTGCTGTTTGCACTTATTTCTGCTAGTGTATAAGGATTTTTTAAAATATCATCATCAATTTTAACGCGTTCTATATATGGAATTTTATCAATAGATGCATCTTCATTTTTAGAACTAAAAAAAAGTATTTTTGCTTTTGGGTATTTCTTGTGGAAATTATGTATATATGCTATTATAGCTGTAGTTTTTCCGCATCCAGATTCACCGCACAAATAAATTTTTTGTGTTTGTTGGGTTGTGTTAAAATCATTTATAGCAGGAAAAAATGTCTCATCCTCTTTATTTAATCTAATTTTTGTCAAATTTTTTTTATTATCAGGTTCCTCTTGATAATAAATAACTTCTTTGACTTTGTCACAATTATACAATAACGCGATTTCCTCACAGTTTTGTTTTTTTTCTAATGACAGTGACATTACAAAAAATAATAAAATAATTAGTTTATTAATATTTATTTAGAAAAAAATTAAAAAAACAAATTTATAAATTGAATATTTTAGAAAAATATTAATATATTATTAGAGAAAAGACAGAGCCAGAGGTAGAGCAGTCTCGGCTAGTTTTCCCCAATCAAAGCCTCCCCGAGCGTGTTTGCGAGGACGACCACGTCCACGACGAGCACCACCTAGAGCAACACCACCCATCTCAACACCACCGTGATGTTTGCGCGGGCGACCACGACCACGACGAGCACCACCAAATCCTGTAAGACCATCCATTACAGTAGAAAACGAAGGACCACTTCCACGAACTGGAGTTCCATCTTGATACATACGATGATTTCCAACAACACGAGGATGTCCGTGATCTATTTCATTTCTTAAAGCACTAGCCATGTTTCCTTCGTGTCTCATAACACTATGACGCATAGGACGACCACGACCACGACGGGCGCCTCCAGCTAATAATTCCATTTCATCGCCTTCTCCAAAACCAAAAAGTGCATCAGCAATTGAGCCGATTGTTGTGCCAATTCCTGCACCTCTCGGTTTTCTTCCACGTTTAGGAGCATGCCTGCGACGAACAGGATTGTGGGAAAGCGCCCGATGCATTTTTTTCCCTCGTGGCATTGAATGCTTAATCATAGCGCCACCTGCCATCAGTTCGTCGTTGTCACTATCACTGTCCATTCCAGCACCATATCCGCGAGGAGGGTTCTCAAATTCCCAATGATTTGCGAGCCAGTTTGATAAATCTACCTTATCTTGTTGCGTCATTTTTTTGTTGTGTTCTTCATTAAATAATCCTTTTCGTTCTGCTTTTCCAAAAATACGTGTTCCCAGTAATAAATTTTTATCAGCCATAGTAGCATGTCCACTTTGCAGTCTTTGTATTAATTCAAATTTTTTCTGTTGCCGTCGTTCGCGTTCTTTTGCGTTCCGTTGCGCTTTTTGTGCTGGTGTTAAAGGAGCACGAACACGAGGAACACGAACACGAGGAGCCTTGGGAGGTTTA